ACTAGAGAATGGTTCAAAAGTATTCACTGCTGCAACAGGTAAGTCTGGTATTCGTGGTAAATCCGTAAACATGTTGTATGTTGACGAAGCAGCGATTATTCCAAACAACGTGGCAGAAGAATTCTTCACATCAGTTTACCCAACGATTTCCGCTGGTCAGACTACAAAGATTTTATTGTCATCAACTCCACTTGGTTATAACCACTTCTGGAAGTTTTGGACAGATGCTGAAAAAGGTAGAAACGGATTTGTTAATCTATTCATACCTTACTGGGAAATTCCAGGTCGTGATGAAGCGTGGGCGAATGAACAAAAAGCCCAGCTCGGTGAACTTAAATTTACGCAAGAAGTTCTTTGTAACTTCTTAGGTTCTTCTCTTACTCTAGTTCGTGCAGATGCAATTTCTAGAATGAGTCCAGATACTATCGTCCACCAGAAAGATGGGTTGGACGTATATGTAAATCCACAGGCTGGTCATACTTATTGTATGGTCTGTGATGTGGCTAAAGGTGTTGGTGGGGATTATTCAGCCTTCCAAGTTATTGATATTACAGAGGTTCCATACAGAATCGTTGCAAAGTATCGTAATAATGAAATCAGTCCGTTGCTCTATCCAAACGTAATTTACAAAGTTGGAAAAGAGTATAACCAAGCATGGGTATTATTGGAAATTAACATCTCAGAACAGGTTGCCCACATCCTATATTCTGAAATGGAATACGAAAATATATTGATGGTTACAAGACACGCTATGGGGCAAACAGTCTCTGGTGGTTTTGGTGGTGGTAAAACACAGTTGGGTGTCAATACCGATAAAAAGATCAAAAGAATTGGGTGTCATAACTTTAAGGCACTCGTTGAAGAAAACAAACTTATTATAAATGACGCTGATACGATCTCTGAAATCTCGACTTTTATCGAGAAGAAGGGTTCTTATGAGGCTGACGAAGGTTATCACGATGATTTAGTAATGCCATTAGTTCTATTCGGATGGCTCACTACTAACTCTTATTTCAAAGACCTAAATAATGTTAATCTACGAAATATCATGTACGCTAAGCAGATGCAAGCGATCGAAGAAGAATTAACACCTTTTGGGTTTTACGAAGATGGGAAGCCAGAAAAGGCTCCACTAAACTTCTAGAAATCGTGTAAAAACTAAATAAAAGGTAGACATGAATTTTGTCTAGGTAAACTTATTAACAAGGAGAATTACAATGCCGTTTCAATTATCTCCAGGCGTTGCAGTCGTAGAAAAAGATTTCACATCAATCGTTCCAGCCGTTGCCACTTCTATTGGTGCATTTGCAGGTTCGTTTGGCTGGGGTCCAGTAATGGAACCAACTACAGTTAGCTCTGAGAACGAATTAGTTCGTCGCTTCGGAAAACCTACTGATAGTAACGCAGATTCTTTCTTTACAGCAGCAAACTTCCTATCATATACAAACAACTTATTACTAGTGCGTGCAGACGCAACTGGTCTTAAGAACGCAGTTTCTTCTGGAACTGCAATTAAAATCAAAAACACCGAGACATATTTGGCTTCTTATGCAACTGGTCAAGCATCAGTTGGCGAATGGGCTGCAAAATATCCAGGTACACTAGGAAACTCTTTATTGGTTTCTATGGCTGACGCTGATACATTTAGCACTTGGACATACAGAAACAATTTTGATGGTGCTCCAGGAACTTCTGACTACGCTACTTCAAATAACTTTACTATCGGCAATGATGAATTGCACATTATTGTTATTGATGAAGATGGTCTTTTAACTGGTACTGTTGGTACAGTTCTAGAAAAGTTTGCATTCGTTTCAAAAGCATCTGATGCTAAGAAATCTGATGGTACAAATAACTACTACAAAGACGTAATCAATTCTCGTTCACAGTATATCTACTGGATGGATGCAACTACTACAGTTGCAGTTGGTGGTAATACATGGGGTACAAGTTTTGCTTCTTTAAATACTAGCGCAACACTTTCTGGTGTAGCAATTTCTGGTACAGCTGGTCAATTTACTTGTACTGCTGCAGCTTTGGCTGTTGGTGATAAAATCACTATCACTGGTACATTGGGTGGTACTGGAACTATTACTGGTTATGCAACTGGTACAGTTTATAAAGTTTCCGCAATTACTGCTGGTACTTCACCAAGCGTTACTGGTTTCACTTTGACTACTAGTGCTGGTGCTGCTATTGTTACTACTGCTGGTACTCCAACAGGATTGACATATACAAATACTCCATACTATAAATCAATGTCTGCTGCAGTGACAACATCACTACTTGGTGGTGTTGACGATTATGCTCCAACTGATTCTGACAAACAAAACGCTTTTGCTTTATTTGCAAACGCTGAATTGTATGATGTTAGCCTAGTTATGTTGGGTAAAGCATCTGCTGCAACTGCAACTTATGTTATCAATAACATTGCTGAAGTTCGTTTAGATTGCGTTGCCTTTGTATCTCCACAAGATACATCTTCTGGTGATGTTATCATCGGTAGCGACTCAACTGCTTCTACTGCTATCACTACTTACCGTGATGCATTACCAAGCACTTCATACGCTGTTATGGATTCTGGTTACAAGTACCAATACGATCGCTATAATGACAAGTATCGTTACATCCCATTGAATGGTGATGTGGCTGGTCTATGTGCTCGTACTGACTACACAAATGATCCATGGTTCTCTCCAGGTGGTCTAAATCGTGGTCAAATCAAGAACGTGGTTAAGTTGGCATTCAATCCAAACAAAACACTTCGTGATACTCTTTACAAGAAGGGTGTTAACCCAGTTGTTACTTTCCCAGGTGAAGGTACTGTTCTGTTTGGCGACAAAACTCTATTGGCTAAGCCAAGTGCGTTTGATCGTATCAATGTGCGTCGTTTATTCATCGTTATGGAAAAAGCGATTGCAACTGCTGCTAAATTCCAGTTGTTTGAATTCAACGATGGATTTACTCGTGCTCAGTTCAAGAACTTAGTAGAGCCATTCTTACGTGATGTACAGGGTCGTCGTGGTATTACTGATTTCGTTGTTAAGTGCGATGAGTCTAACAACACAGGTGAAGTTATCGATCGTAACGAATTCGTTGCTGATATCTTCGTTAAGCCAAATCGTTCTATCAACTTTATCACTCTCAATTTCGTTGCTGCTCGTTCTGCGATTAACTTCTCAGAAATCGGTGCGTAATTCAAGATAAATAAAGAAAAGAACAAGGAGAATTAAATGGCAAATATTGCTGATTTCAAAGCGCAGATGATTGGTGGCGGTGCTCGCCCTAATCAATTCCGTGTTGAACTTTCATTCCCATCTTATGTTACATTGGGTGTAGTTGCAGGACAGCGTGCACAGTTTTTGTGTAAAGCTGCTCAACTACCTGCTTCCACTATCGAAACTCTACCAGTCTTGTATCGTGGTCGTCCAGTTAACTTTGCTGGTGAAAGAACTTTCCAACCATGGACTGTGACAATTTACAACGATACTACTTTCGGTATCCGTAATGCATTAGAGCAATGGCAATCTGGTATTCAGAACTATAACACTACTAATGGTCGTGTTAATCCTACTGACTACCAAGTTGACTTAAACGTGCACCAATTAGATCGTAATGGTGCGATTATTAAGAGTTACAAATTCGTTGATGCTTTCCCAACTACTATTTCTGCAGTTGGCTTAGATTACGAACAACAGAATGCGATTGAACAGTTTGATGTAGAGTTCCAATACAACTTCTTTACATCTGCTACTGGTGCAGCTGCTGGCTTTGGTGTCAATGTTTCTATTGATACTCCAGTTGGTAGTTTCCCACTTTAATAATTAACTGAAGGTTTTTACATTATGCAGATATTTGGGTTTGAAATAAAACGCAAAGAGAACGAGACACTACCTAGCGTAGTGCCTCCTTCCGCACAAGAAACAGGCGCAACCGTAGTAAACACTGGTGTAAATGCTGGTGGCTACTACGGTATGGTCATGGATCTTGAAGGTGTCATTAAAAACGAAAACGACCTAATCCGTCGTTATCGTGAAGTTGCTCAATATAGTGATTGTGATAATGCAATTGAAGATATCATTAATGAAGCGATTGTAGCTGATGAAGAAAAAACATCAGTTGAAATCATTTTAGATGATGTTAAAGTTTCTTCTAATATCAAAACTAAGATAAGAGAAGAATTTAATAATATACTTCGCATTCTTAAGTTTAACGAAAGAGCGCATGAAATCTTCCGTAGCTGGTATGTTGATGGAAGATTATATTATCAAATTCTTATTGATGAATCTAAAATTAAGGATGGTATCGTAGAATTACGTTACATTGATCCTCGTAAGGTTCGTCGTATTAAAAATGTTAAAAAAGCAAGAACACCACAAGGTGTTGAAGTTGTACAAGAAGTAGAAGAATACTATCTTTACAACGACAAGGGTATCACTGAGCAGACTACGCATGGTGTTAAACTTGGATTAGATTCAGTTGTCTATGTACCATCAGGTTATGTAGACTCGAATACTGGTATGGCAATGTCTTATCTACATAAGGCAATCAAACCAGTAAATCAATTAAAGATGATTGAAGATTCCCTTGTCATCTATCGTATTAGCCGTGCACCTGAACGAAGAATTTTCTATATCGATGTTGGTAATTTACCAAAATTGAAAGCAGAACAATACGTTAATGATATCATGAACAAGTTCCGTAACAAGATTGTTTATGATGCAAC